AGCAGCTCGAGGCGGCGGAGAAATACGAGGCCATCTCGAGGAAGATCAGCCAGGACTGGGAGGTCATCCACCGGCTGATGGTGACGGACCTGATGAACTCAGGTGTCATCACGGGCCTGAAGTACATCGACAGCGTCCTGGTGCGCTGGAAGAACTGGATCGAGGGACGCCACGCGCCGGCCACCCCAGGCGCTCCTCCCGTCGCCAAGGGGTCCCTCGGGCGACCGTCCGCGGCGGGACCTCAGCAGAATTTCGCCGCTCGCTCCGGATCGATGTTCGGCTCGTCTGGTGGCAGCGGCGAGCAGCAGCGCGGCAACGAGCTCCTCCAGGACCAGAACACCCAGACGAAGGCGCTGATCGAGGAGATGAAGCGGACGAACGCCCTCCTGTCCGGCGAGGAGGGACCGGGAGCCCACGGCGGCGTCGGCGGTGGCGGCGTCGCGGGCATACCGGGATTTCGCGGCCTACCGGGCCGGGGCGCTGGTCTACCAAATCTACCTCCGGGCGTCGGCGGCAGGGGCGGTATACCGGGATTTCGCGGCCTCCCGGGTCGCGGGGCCGGGCTGCCAGCGCGGCCGGGCGTCGGCGGTGGCGACCTTCCCGGCGGGGATCGCTCGAGCGGCGTCCCGCGCGGCCGCGAGGGTGCCACCCAGGCGGTGATCGAGGAGTGGCGCAAGGCCGGGATGAGCGACGAGGGGATCGCGGGCGTCCTCGCGAACATCAAGGAGGAGTCCGGCTTCGATCCGACGCTGCGCCATCCCGACCAGCCGAAGTTCGGTGGCGAGGCTCACTTCGCTCACGGTCTCTACCAGGAGGGCGGCGATGAGTGGAACCACTACGAGGCCTGGCTCGCGAAGAACCACCCCGGCGCCGACTGGCGCGACCCGGTGCTTCAGAGCCGCTTCGCCGCCGAGAATCTCAAGACCAACTACCCGAAGGTCTGGCAGAAGATGCTGTCCGGCAATCGTGAGGCGGCCGCCGAGGCATACGTCGGCGGCTACCTCAAGCCGGCTCAGCAGTATCAGCAGAGTCGCATCGCCAAGTTCCAGGCCCGGGGCGTCCCGGCCCTCACGAGCTATCCGACGGGGCAGCAGGGTGCGGAGGCAGCACCGGCCGGAGGCGGCGGCCAGACTGCTCTGCCGTTCCGCACGGCCCACAACGAGGAGGTCGAGAGGTACGTCGGCTTCGACCGGGCCCTCGCCAACCTCGATCCTGAGTTCCGGGCGCGTCTCACGGCTGCCTACAAGGACATGCCGGAGGACGTCAAGAAGAGCTTCCTGATAAACGAGGGCTGGCGCAGCCCTGAGTATCAGGAGCATCTGTACGAGACACGATCGGGGCGCGGCCTCGTCGGGGCGCCCGGACACTCGCGCCACGAGATCGGGCAGGCGGCGGACATCGACGCCGGGCCGGCCCGCGACTGGCTCCGCGAGCACGGTGGGCAGTACGGGATCGAGGGCATCCGTGGAGACGAGCCGCACTTCCAGCTGTCGCGGAGCTATCGAGGCCACCCGTTCTATGATCCGCGTGCCGAGCGTGTCGCGGCGGCGCCGGCCCAGGGGATGGAGCTCACCGGGGTGCGGAGGCGGTTCGATGATCTTCTCTCACCTCAGCGGGTCGACGGCAGCGGCGAGATCCACGTCAAGGTTGATCAGGCGAGTTTTCATCGACCGCGAAGCGTGCTTCAGAAGGTCGTGATGCCGGTCTTCGCTCAGGGTGAGAAGGCCGCGGTCGGTCCGCCGGCGCCGCTCGCGGCGACCGGCGAGGGCCGCGACGTGGTGATGGAGGAGTGACGAATGGTTGCTACCATGGGTGCCATCTCGACGATCCGCGACCTCGTCGTCGTGTCGCCCTGGCGGGCGCGTCTCCTCCCGGCCTACTTCGCCAATATGCTCTTCCACGTCGAGGCCGGAAGTCAGGAGGGCGGCCGCCGGATCGTGACTCACGAGTTCCCGAAGAAGGAACTCCCCTACAGCGAGGATATGGGGAGGAAGGCGACCGAGTTCACGGTTCGTGGCTACATCATCCAGTACCCATACGACACCGGGAACGTTCTCTATCAGCGGGACTACACCGTCGCGCGCGACCTCCTTATGACGCGGCTCGACACGAGCGGTGCCGGGACTCTCCAACTCCCGACGACGCGGCCGATGACCGTCGTCTGCTCGCGCTATCGGATGACGGAGGAGGAGAAACTCGGCGGCTACGTCGTCTTCGACATGACGTTCGTCGAGCTCGGGGCGCCGCCGTTCCGGGCCGGTCCGACGAGCCAGAACGATCTCTTAGCGCAGTCCCAGGCGTTCCGCGGCCAGGTCCTCGATGCGATCATGATCGCCAAGGTCAGTCCGGCGCCGCCTCAGCGGGCGCGCGTCGATCCGAAGGTGACGGGCTGATGTACAAGTTCGAGGCGATCGAGGCGGCTCCGATCTGCGCGCGTGTGTTGGGAGTCCTCCTCGCCCAGGCGCCGACGCGCGGGCGCCCCGGGTCCGACCTCCGGACCGCGGTCAACAGCTTCATCGCCAACGCGCAGGCCCTCCTCCAGAACGACGAGGCCGGGCCGCCTCTCAATGCCATATTCGTCCTCGCCCGCCAGACCGGGATCGGTTATCCCGGGCTCGATCTCGTTCGCGCCGCCGCGGTCGCGGAGGCGCCGACGACGATCGGGGCCTTCATCGTCAAGAACGTACTGATCGAGCTCGCGCTCGTCACCGAGTGCGAGGTCGTCGCCGTTATGGCGTTCACGTCGCGCGACGACGTCGACGCCGTTCGGGACCAGATGAGCGCCGCCTTCATCCCGATGGAGGAGGTCGCCGCCGACGAGATGGCCCAGGCGACCTATCAGGCTCTCATCCGTCTTCACGCCGCCCTCGTCTTCTATCTCACCGAGACGGCGCGGCCGCTGCCGATGATGCTTCAGTACCGCTTCTTCGACACGCTGCCGTCAGTCGTCATGGCGCACAAGCTCTACGCCGACGCGTCGCGCGCCGACGAGCTGAGGGCGGAGAACAAGATCGTCCATCCCGGCTTCATGACGCGGACCGGGCGAGCGCTGTCGAACTGACATGGTCGTCCGGATCGTCGACCAGCCCGATCCGGCGTCGCTGCCGAACTACCCGGTCCCGGCGCCGGCGTCGCCGGCGTTCCAGCCGAACTACCCGGGCGCCGATCCGACGGAGGTCGCGGAGATCTACGTCCTCGGCGCCGCGGTGTCGGGCGTCTACTCCGACTGGGAGTCGGTCTGGGTCCAGCAGCGCTGGAAGGAGGGCGAGCCGGCGTTCCGGTTCGTCGCGACGGAGCGCGATCCGCTCCCGACCCTCTGGCAGCGGCTCCAGATCGTGCCGAAGGACGCGGTCTTCATCAAGCTCGGCGGTGAGATCGCGATCACCGGGGTCGTGATCGTCCGCCAGACCGCCTACGACGCCGGCAGCCACAGCGTCTCGATCCAGGGCAAGGGTGAGCAGTGGTTCGTCTGGCGCGGCGCCATCCTCGACAAGAAGCAGCACTTCGACGGCAACTACGTCTCGATCGCGACTCAGGTGATGGCGCCGTTCGGCGTCACCCCGGAGGTCGTCGGCACGATCGATCCGCAGGAGTTCCCGGGCGGCGTCAACAACGAGACCGGCGAGTCGGTCTGGGCCTTCCTCGAGCGCCTCGGGAAGCATCGCAACGTCGTCCTCGGCGGCGACTGGAACGGGGCCCTCCTCCTCATCGGCGACCACACCTCGAACGTGGTCGACGAGATAGTCGAGGGCGTCAACATAAAGTCCTGCCAGTGCGTGATCAACATCCTCGATTGGTACAGCGAGTATGTCGCGCGCGGACAGGGCATGAGGTCGGACGGCGGCTCGCCGTCCGATGCCGGCCAGATGGAGTCCGTCATCCCGTCGGCGTTCTGGCAGCGGTACAGCCCGCTCCTCGTGCCGGCGGAGTTTCCGGTCCGGACTCAGTCGGAACTCGACGACCGGGCCAAGTTCGAGTCGAACCAGAGCGAGGGCGCCATCATCCAGGTGACGGTAACTCTCTACGGCTGGTTCACGAGCCGCGGCGTCCTCTGGTCTCACGTCGTCGGCCAGGACGTCATCTTCACCTCGCCGATGACGACCCTCGTCGGGGAGAGGCTCTCGATCAAGACGGTGACGCAGACTCAGGATCGCCAGTCGGGGACCCAGACGACGCTCGAACTCGTCGCGCCGTGGCACCTCAACGACTACAGCATCCGCGACGACGCCAATTCGCAGCTCAACCCGCAGCCGAACGCGATCCAGCAGAACCCGGGGACGCCGGCGCCGACCGGGAGCCAGATCCTGGAGGCGCAGCCGCTGACCGGGAGTCAATCATTCTCCGATCGCGCGGGCGCCATGTTCCCGAACCCTTGAAGGAGCAGCAATGCAACGAACGACACCCATCGGGGCGGCCTTCCGCGCCTACACCAGCGGCGGCGCCCGCGCCATGATCGACACGATCAACGACGCCACGCATATGCAGGAGTCGACCAACAGCCAGGGGATGAGAGGCGAGTCGTGGCCGACGATGGAGTCGCCCCAGAACTACGGCTTCACGTCCGTCGTCGCCGACGCCACGAAGGGCGCCGGCGGGATGATCCAGGACTGCGCCGAGGGCTTCGTCTCATTCATGGGCGGGAGTCGGAGCTTCCCGGTGATGGGGATCATGGACGATCGCCGCCACCGGCTCGTCAACCTCGCGAAGGACGCGGCGAAGGGCGCCGTCGCGATGTTCGGCCTCAAGGAGTGGGGACAGCAGCTTCTCAACAACGTCGACGGGATGTACATGACGGGGAACATCCAGAACAAGATCAGGATCGCCCTCGTCAAGAACTCCAACCAGCAGCAACAGTCATCGTCGTCCGGCAGCACGCCTTCGCAGCGCGACGCGGGTGCTTCCAGCGGATCGTCAGGATCGGCGGGCCAGTCCGGGGGCCAGCAGAAGGGCCAGAAGACCCTCCACAAGCAGGACTCGACGGTCTGGATCGAGCAGAACCAGACGTCGACGACCTCGGCCCACGGCGACGCCTGCTCGGCTCAGAAGGCGAGCAGCGACAGCTCGGTCTACTACAAGGACCGGACGACGTCGTCGTGCCAGTCGACGACCGACCACGCCCACATCCGCACTGGGAATAATCGCGTCTTCGTCGACTCGTCCGGCTGCTGGTCGACGTCACCGATCCAGGTCAAGCTCGACAGCTACTGCAAGACCTGATGCGGTGGTGGCTCCAGACCTATCCAGGGGGACTCTTCGCCGTCGACAACGCCTCGGTCGGCGGGATGGACTTCAGCGCGCTGCCGGATGACCTCTGGATGGTCCAGTGGACCGAGGGGCGCGGTGAGATCGAGTACTTCGACCCAGTCGCCAAGGCCAATCACAACGGCCTGCGCGAGTGCTTCCGGAACGTCGCTCCTTACTGCCAGTTCTTTCGGCAGTTCATGACGCGCCTCCCGGGACTGACGTTGCCGCAGGCGCGGAGGATTCAGATCGATCTCGTCGAGGCGATCTACGACCATCGGCGCGAGCTGCCGATCGAGGTCGACGGCAGGGACTGGCCGGCCGACGACGGGTCGGTCGGCGCCATGGTGGCGCGGCTGATCGGGGCCGGGAGCCACTTCCAGTGGACGCCGGTCGACGCGGCGGCCTCGATCGAGATGACGCGGTTCGAGGTCGCCATCATCGCGGCGAGGATCGCGGAGCGGCAGCAGGTCCTCTACGTCGCGCGGTCGGCGAAGATCGCTGCGATCCGCGCTATGACGGGGATCGCCGACGTGATCGACTACGACGTGACGACAGGGTGGTGAGATGCCGGACATCAGGCTCGTTCAGAACAACTTCTTCCCGAAGTACTCGGTCACGATCGACTGGAGCCTCTTGACCGACGGGACTCTCGACGATACTCAGGCTCTCGCCACCGCCGTCATCGTCGCCCTTGGCACCGACGCGCTCGCCGCGCCCGACGACATTCTGCCCGACCCGGACTCGACCGATCGCGCCGGCTGGTGGGGCGACTACGACGCCGACATCTGGAACGGCTGGCCGATCGGCTGCAAGCTCTGGCTCCTCAAGCGAGATAAGATCGTCGGCTCGGAGGCGATGGAGGGTGCCACGACGATGCGGGTCGAGGAGTACATCCGCCAGGCGATCCAGCCCTTCGTCGACCGGCGCATCGGCTCCTACTTCAAGGTCGAGGCGACCCGCGTCGGCAAGGAGCAGATCGACGCCCTCGTCCGCATCTATCGCGGCCCCAGCCTCGAGATCGATCTCCGCTACCAGATCCTCTGGGGCGGGATCGAGGTCGGCGCGTCGGGCTACGACATCGGTCAGATCGAGGGCCCGTAGAAGATGCCGTGGTCGACTCCGACTCTGAGGGACGTTAGGTCGCTCGTCCGCGACGCCATCCGCGGATCGCTGCCGGGCGCTGACGCCATCGTTCCTAACAGCGTCCTCCGCGTCCTGTCGGACACGATGGGGGCGCTCTGCCACCTCGTTCTCCAGTACGTCGACTGGCTCGCGAACCAGCTCCTCCCCGACACCGCCGAGACCGAGTGGCTCGACCGCCACGGTGAGATCTGGCTCGTCAACTCAGACGGCACCACGGGGAGGAAGCTCGCGACCCTGGCGAGTGGCACGGCCGACTTCGTCACCTCGACCGGCAGCGTATCCGTCCCGACCGGGACGCAGCTGTCCTACAGCACCGGCGTCGGCTACCAGACGACGGCGGACATCGTCACCGACCCGAGCGGACTGCCGACCGCGGCGCCGATCCTAGCTCTCGACACCGGCTCCATCGGCAACCTCGACCCCGGGACGCCACTCGGCCTCCAGACGCCTCTCTCCGGCACCATCGATGCGATCACGGTCGGCACCCTCGACGGCGGCACCGACGACGAGACCGACGATGAACTCCGTGCGCGGGTACTGCGCCGCATCCGCCAGCCGCCGATGGGCGGTGCCGCCTACGACTACGAGGCCTGGGCCCTCGCCGTCCCCGGCGTCACGCGGGCCTGGTGCGCGCCTCAGGAGATGGGCATCGGCACTGTCACGGTCAGGATCATGATGGACGATCTGCGCGCCGATAACGGCGGCTTCCCGCTGCCGGCGGACCTCGACGCGGTCAGCGCCTACATCGACACCGTGCGGCCGGTGACGGTGAAGGAGTTCTTCGTCGAGGGGCCGATCCCCTACCCGGTCAACGTCCGTATACCGTACCTCGACCTCGACGCCGTGGCGACGCGGGCGGCGATCGAGGAGACTCTGCTACAGGCGTTCTTCGCGCGCGCGGTGCCGGGGCTGACCTGGTATCGAGCCTGGACCGACGCGGGCATCATGGCGGCGGCGGGCGTCAACGCCTACGATCTGGTGGCGAGCGACGTGCCGATGCCGGCCCCTGGCTACATGGCCGTGCTCGGCGACATCACCTACTGGTGAGCCGATGTCGGACCGGCACGTCCGCCGCAGCGGCAGCGACTACACGCGAGCCCTGCTGAGCCTGCTGCCGCAGGGGCAGGCCTGGCCGCGCGATCCGTTCAGCACGCTCGTCCTGGCGCTGACCGGCCTCGCCGACTACTGGGGCACCGTCGACGGCCGCGCCGCCGACCTCCTCGAGATCGAGTCCGACCCGCGCGCCACGATCGAATTGATCACCGATTGGGAGCGGAACTGGGGGCTGCCGGACCCGTGCCTCAACGATCCGCCGACCGATCTGTTCACCCGCCGCGCCTATCTCGTCGCCAAGATGACGCTGATCGGCGCCCAGTCGCGCCAGTATTTCATCGGTCTCGCCGAGGCGGCGGGCTACCACATCACGATCACGGAGTTCCTGCCGTACATGACCGGCGTGTCGCGCTGCGGCGACTCACGCTGGTACAACACGGGCGACACGACGCACTACCTCTGGCAGCTCGGACCGCCGGAGATGCGGTTCTACTGGACCGTCCACGTCAGCGCCAAGGACTTCGTCTACTTTCACTGCAACTCGAGTCAGTGCGGCATCGACCGCCTCCTCAAGATCGGTGTGCCGTCGGACCTCGAGTGCACGTTCGGCAAGCTCAAGCCGGCGCACACCGAGATCGTCTATGACTTCAGCCAGTTCTACGGCCTCGACTTCACCGACCCGATAAACAGCCAGTATCTCGCCATGGGGATAATGTAGATGGCCGACAACAAGCAGATCAAGGACGGCCTCGGTAATCTGTTCACCATCCGGATGAGGGACATCAGCGCCGGCACCGACGGCTCGTTCCAACGGTCGATGATCCTCAGCACGCCGTATCCGCTTGAATACGGCGCCGGCGGCAACTATCAGGCGGTGATACAGACCGCGGCGGATCTCCAGCCGGGGATGGCCGCGGCTCCGGTCTTCTCCTTCCTCTGGGGGTCGAACGCATTGGAGGCGGTTGTCCAGCGCCTGAGCCTCATGGCCTGGACGACGGGCACCGGCTTCACCGCCGGGCTCGCTCAGTTCAGCTTGTTCGCGGCGCGCCAGTACACCGCCCAGGCCACGGGCGGGAACGCAGCCAACTTCGCGAACGACAGCAACAAGCTCGCCACCGTGATGGCGCCGCCGGTCGCCAACATCGTCTACGCCGCCGGTGCCCCCCTGACGCCGGGGACGCGGACCATCGACTCCAACCCGCTCAGCCTCGCCACGGTGGCGGCACCGATCGCCGCCAACACACCGTTCTCGCCGGCTCCGCTCGTCTTGCTGGATAAGCGGAACGATCAGCCGCTCCTGCTCGCGGTGGCGGAGGGATTCATAGTGCAGGCGACCCTGCCGGCCGTCGGCAGCTGGCGGTTCTCACTCGCGCTCGAGTGGGCCGAGGTGTCGAAGTTCTAAGGAGAAGACGCAGATGCTCTACAATCAACCGCTCGACCAACCGACCAACAGCAACGCCGGGTACGTCGACGGAAACCCGGCCGCCGGCATCCAGGGTTCGATCGTCCCGGCCGCGTCGATCGAGTTCGATCAGCGCGAGATCGTCGAGGTCATCACGAGGGCGAACCTGCGACAGTACACGGACTTCACCGGCACGCCGTGCGCGGCTCCGAGCAACAGCGATCTGACTCAGCTGCGGAAGGCGATCGAGGGCTACATCCAGTCGTGGGTGATCGACACCGTCGTCACGTTCACGGTTCACGGCACCGGCGCGAACTTCCCCGACCTGATCGCGGCGATGACGTATCTGTCGAAGTATCGGATCACGAACAACGGCTTCGTCACCCTCGCGGTCGCCGGCACGGTGTCGGGAGTCGCGGCGCGCTGGACCTACACCCAGACGATCGTCTTCAGTCATCCGAACCTCGATCGGATATGCGTCGTCGGGGCGCCGATGATCGGTCCTCCGGTCCAGGGCAGCGATTTTCAGTACACCAACAATCTCGCGGCCGACGCCGCCGCGCAGCTGACTATGCTGCGCGGTCGCTTCGCGAGCGAGATACACTTCACCAACGGCGCTGGCATATTGGTCCTCGGGTCGATGAACGTGAGCCGGACACCAGCTACCGTACCTACAACCAGCTTCGGCTTCGAAAATTTGCTGTTTTCCGGGGACGGATCAACTGGTACAAACCTGACGTTCAACAATGCCTGTATGAGCATCGCCAACTGCTCGATTCAGAACACCGACTACGGCGTCATATGCAACAACTGCTACATCTGGTGTTCGTTGGATTTTTGCTCTGCCTGCGGCAACCACTACTATGGTTGGGAATTTCAGGGGTGCATGGCGTACTCTGCGACGCAGGTGATCGCCTGCTCTAACCAGAACAGCGGCTTCACTCTTCAAGCCGGCACCTCGATCAAGACCGGCACCATCTACTGCAAGGGTAACGCCGGGTCGGGCCTGTTCGTGTCGACCGGCAGCGCGTGCAACCTCAGCGCGGCGTCGCAGTTCATCAGCAATCACAACTACGGCATCGCGTGCAACCAATCCATGGTCAACATCGGCCCGGCTGGTTTCTCCGGGAACACGCCGGGATCGATATACTGCTGGGGCGGCGCTGGCGTCTACGCCGGCGGGGCGGTCCTCAGCAACTGCACTCCGGCCCCGAACACCCAGGGCAACTTCTACTCATGGATCGCCAACTGACGGGGAAGCCGCGATGATCTTACTCTACTGCTTGAACGGCCTCGTCGTCTCCATTCATGACGACCAGCAGGCTTACGTCGACCCGGCGTACTATGGCTCGGGTACGCGTGTGATCCCAGTTCAGTCGATGGCGGGGATCACGGCTGCGCCGCCGCCCGATCCTGCGCTTATCCCGCCGCCGCCGCCGGTCTATCAGCAGCCGACCGAGACGCCGGCGATCTTGAAGAGCTACGCATCGCAGGTCCGCTACAACTACGCCGTCGCCGGGATCACGTTCAGCGCCGCGAGCGGATCGGTGCCAGTCGCCACCGACCGCATCAGTCAGATGCTGATCAACAACCTCGCCGCCCACGCCGCCACGCTCGCCCCGACGGCCACGATCGACTTCACCCAGAGCAGCATCCACTACCCGCTGACGGCGGCGGAGTGTGCGACGCTGAACACGAACGTCAACAACTTCGTGCAACAAGCCAGAACTATCGAGGCGTCGTGCCTCACCGACCTCAACTCGACGACGCCGACGATCCTCACCTACGCCGACGTCGACGCGAAGTTCTCCGGACTGCGCCGCATGACGGTGCGCCTCAGGGACGAGTGAAGACATGGGCGGTCCGGCCTACTACAGCGGCCAGATGAACATCGCGCTGAACGAGGACTGGGTCGTGCCGTTCGTCTACGGCACCGTCGACTCGAGCGGCGCCAACTTCACGCCGATCGACCTCACCGGGTCGCTTCTCAAGCTCGAGATCCGCGCGCTCGAGACCGACCACGAGGCACTCGTGTCGGTCTACTCGCCCGACGGCGGCATCTATATCACCAACCCCACGGCGGGGCAGTTCCAGATCCTGATCATCCGGGCGCACCTCACGCACCTCGCGGCCGGCAGCTACTTCACCGACCTGGTGCGGGTGATGACCAACGGCTATCAGGAGCGGATGTGGGAGGGGACGGCCGTCGTGGTAGAGGGGACGACACGCTGATGGCCGAGCCACTCTTCGCACTCGCCCCGGGGACGCCGCGCATCACGCTCGCGACCTACACGCCGAGCGACACGCAGCTCGCCGTCCAGTCGGTCGGCCCGATGGGCCCGATCGGACCGGCGGGCGTCGACGGCACGCCAGGGCGAGGGGGCGACCAGGGTCCGGTCGGCGGACAGGGCGTCCAGGGTCCGCCCGGCCCGACCGGTGCCCCGGGCCCGACCGGTGCCCCGGGGCCGCCTGGAGGCCTCGGCGAGGCCCCGAATGATGGCCAGTTCTATGGGCGCCAAAATCAGGCCTGGGCGGTGCTCGTCTCGGTTCGCTACGACGTCCCGCAGACCCTGACGGCGGCGCAGCAGGCGCAGGCGCGGAGCAACATCAACGCCGTCAGTAGGTCGGGCGACGTGATCGCCGGCGACCTGACCGTCTACCGGCCGAGCGCGCCGACCACGGGCGTCGTCTATCTCAATCAGTCGAACAGCGCCTACCTCCTCTACGACGGCGCCAACTACCAGCTGCCGAACGGCGACGTCAACGGCAGGAGGGGTCGCCTGCTCTACGCCGCCGGCGACACGATGAC